GAAAGCACAGAGTCGAAAAAAGCTCCTATTGAACAGGCATCTGAAAATACTGAGACAACAGAAGAAACACCAACAGAATTAGAGACACCAGAGCTCCACCGAGTTAAAGTACAAGGTCAAGAGCTTGAGGTGAGCCTCGATGAACTGAAGGCAGGATATTCTAGAGACTCGGATTATAGACAAAAAACTCACACACTAGGAATGGAAAAGAGAGATCTTGAAACTCAAAAGAGTAGTTTGCGTCAAACTTACGAAACTCGTTTATCAGAACTAAACGATTTAATTTCGACAGCTAATCAATTTGTTGAACAAAAACAAGGTGGACAAGATCTTGCTAAACTTTATCAAGAAGATCCAACAGAAGCTGCTAAACTTGACTTTCAATTAAGACAAGAAAAGCAACATATTGAATCTTTAAAAAGTAGTGCAAGAGAAGCTCAGAACAGACAGTATGAGACTTACCTTGAAACACAAAAAGAATTAGCTGCAACAAAGATACCAGAGTTTAGCGATCCAAATAAAGCTGACTCTTTTAAACTTAATTTACGTACTACGTTACGTGATTATGGTTTTAATGACCAAGAGATAGGTAGCCTGGCAGACCATAGATTTCTTATGGTAGCAAAAGATGCTATGAGTTTTAAGTCTCAAAAAGACAAAAGACCTATAGTTTCTAAGAAGGTTGCTAATGCTCCTAAAGTTTTAAAAGCTGGTGTTGCTAGATCGAATGTTAGTTCAGGTAGAGAGGAAGTAAGAAATAAAATCAAGACGCTAAGAAAGACTGGTCACATAAGAGATGCTCAGTCAGCAATAGCTGATATGATTAATCTTAAATCTCAACAAAGGAAATAAACAATGGCACAACCAACTAACACGTTTGATACGTATGATTCAGTCGGTGAAAGAGAAGATCTTTCAGACGTTATCTACAGTATCTCACCAACAGATACGCCTTTCCTTAGTTCTGCAGCTAAAACACAAGCAACTGCAGTTCTACACGAATGGCAAACCGACTCACTTGCAGCAGCAGTAACTAACAATGCTGTTATTGAAGGTGACGAGGCAACTTTAGATGCATCAACTGCAACTACTAGACTTTCTAACAGTACACAAATTATGGATAAAACTGTAGTTATTACTGGTACTCAAGAATCTGTAGATAAAGCAGGTAGAGCATCTGAATTAGCATACCAAATTGCTAAAAAAGCTAAAGAGCTTAAAAGAGACATGGAAGCAACTATTACAGGCAACATTGCTGAAGTAACTGGTGGTTCTTCTACAGCTAGAAAAATGGGAACTCTTGGATCTTGGGTCGTTACTAACGATGACCTAGCATCTGATGGTGCTTCTGGTGCAGGTGCAGGAAATGCAGCTCACACAGATGGTACTCAAAGAGCATTCACAGAAGCTCAATTAAAATCAGTTATTAAATCAGTATGGAATGCTGGTGGGGATCCTTCTATGGTTATGGTTGGCCCTTTCAACAAACAAAAATTATCAGGCTTTACTGGTAATTCTACTAGATTTGATGCTGGTGCAGACGCTACTTTATACACTTCAGTAGACGTGTACGCATCTGACTTCGGTCAATTGCAAGTAGTACCTAACAGATTCTCTAGAGATAGAGACGCTTATGTACTAGACATGGAATACTGGGGAATTGCGTTCTTAAGAGACTTCTCTATGCATGAACTTGCTAAGACTGGTGACTCAGAGAAAAGACAACTTCTTGTTGAAGCAACTCTGGAATCTAGAAACGAAGGAGCTTCAGGCTTAGTAGCTGACTTAACTACTTCATAATAATAATAACTGTTTGGGGGAGTAACCTTTTAATCTGCTCCCCCAGCAGATTCTAAACAATTGAAGATCTGAGAAAGGGTTAAGATCGGAACAATTAAGGAACATAATGAGAACATTAAACGACTATTTTTTAACTTCTACTATTGCAGACATTAGTACAGCATCATCAACTTTTGTACCTGTACCAGATGGTGGAAAAATTATTAAAATTATAACTGCTTTACAAGGAGCTATCTCTGGTGCTAATGCAGGAATATCTTTTGAAATTGGTGGAACTGCAGTAACTGGTGGTGGCATAACTGTTGCACACTCTGGTTCAGCAGCAGGAACTGTAGACACAGCAGAACCTACAGCAGCTAATGAACTATTAGAAGATGGAACAATTGAAATGATTACTGATGGAGCATCAACTGGTGCTAAAAAATTAGTAGTAACATTTGTTATAAGAAGATAATTAATTATGGGGATGGCAACATCCCCAAACACAAAGGAACAAAACTATGTATGGAAGTAACTACGCAATGAGACCTCTAACTACACAAAAAGTTACATCTTCTGGTTCGTCTGCACAATCATCTGCATTTAGTGCTAATATTGAATATATTAGAGTAATACCTGATGCTGATTGTCATATAGAATTTGGAGTTAATCCAACAGCAACTAATGCTAAAATTTTCTTAGAATCTAAATCTTCTGAGTGTTTTAAAGTTTCGCCTGGCGAAAAAGTAGCTGTAATTGGATCAGTAAATTTATACGTAACAGAACTATCAGAATAGTATGGGTAAAGTAAGATCTGTAGAATACGATGCAGGAATAAAGACTAAGTATATACAAGAGTCTAATGGAGCATTAACTATTAATAAATCGCAAGATGTTAATAAGTTAATGAAAAGAAACAAAGAACTTTATAACCACGATAATGGTTATCTTTCTAAAGCAAAAGAAATGAAAAGAGTTGCAAGTGTTCCTCCTCTAGTACTGCAGATCTGGGCTAAAGAATATAATGGCTCAAATAATTGGTTTCAATTACCAAAAGATATTCAAAGAAAAATAATGAGAACTAAACTTAACAGTAGTGAGTTTAGATATTTTAGAACAGCTGAAGGAAGTTTATAATGGCATTAACAACATTTTCAGGATTAAAATCATCTATAGCAGATTGGTTAAATAGATCTGATTTGACAACTCAAATTGCAGATTTTATTGCACTAACTGAAGCTGATTTTAATGCTAAGTTAAGAATAAGACAGATGGAACAAATAGATGCTATTACAATAGACTCTGAAACAGAATCTGTTCCTACTGGTTTTATTGGAGTAAGATCATTTTATATATTATCAGCAAGTACTAAATATCCTTTAGAATATATAACTCCACATAATATGTTTGAAATTAAAGCTGGATCAACAACTGCTAGACCTAGAGTCTATACAATTGAAAGTGATAATGAAACAGAAACTTTACGTTTTGGCCCTGCCCCTGATACTGCTTATACTGGGTACTTATCATACTACAAAGCTTTTGCAGCTCTTAGCGATTCTAATACAACAAATTACATTTTAAACAAACATCCAGGAATATATTTATATGGTTCATTATACCATGCAGCAAACTTCTTAGGTGGAATAGATCCTAACCAAGTACAACAATGGTTACAGATGTATATATCTGCTATGGAAAGATGTGAAAATAATGACAAACAAGATTCATATGGTGGAGCACCTGTTACACAAAGAACAGATGTTCAAACAGATTTATCATTTTATAGGGCTAGATAATGCAAATACCTTTTGGAGAATGGATGCCTGATCAACCAGAACATGGTATGAAAGGTGCAAACGTAGCAACTAATGTTTATCATGCAATGGGATCTTATAAAAGATTTCCATCATTAGTATCATATACAGGTGCGTCAACTGTAGGTAAAGATGCACATGGCTCTGGTTCTTTCAGAGATAACTCTAATACAGTTTACAATTTTGTAGCTACAAAAACAGATATACATCAATTATCATCAGGAACATTTACTTCTCGTAAAGCAAGTTTAACTGGAGATGATGATGATTATTGGACATTTACACAATTTGGTCAATATGTAATTGCAAGTAATGGAGTAGATCCAGCTCAATATTATTTAATGGGAACATCTACAAACTTTGCTAATCTTACTTCTATACAAACAGCAGGTACTTGTCCTTTATTTAGAGTATCTGGCGTAGTTAGGGATTTTTTAGTTACAGGTAATATTGTAAATGCAACTAACAGAATACAATGGTCAGGTATTAATGATATTACAGTTTGGTCAGGTAAACAATCTGACTTACAAGATTTACCAGGATCTGGTGGACAAATAACTCATATTACTTCTGGAGAAGTAGGATATGTATTTAGACAAAATCAAATAGTTCGTATGGACTATGTTGGTGGAGCAACAGTATTTAGACTATCAGTTATATCACCAAATAGAGGAGCCATATTTGGAAGAACAGTATGTCAAGATAATAGACGTGTATTCTTTCTTGCAGATGATGGTTTCTATGAAATACAAGGTGATAATGTAGTACCTATTGGAGTAGAAAAAGTTAATAGATTTTTTGATCTTAATTTAAACAAAGCATTTTCTGATAGAATAGTAGCAGCAATTGATCCTTTTAATCAATTAGCTATGTGGTTGTACCCAAGCACAAATAATACTAACAATACTACAGGTATTTGTGATAGAATTATTATATATAATTATGCTACAAAAAAATGGTCTTTAGCAGAAGTTAATGCTAGTCAAATATTTTCTCAATTTGTAGGAGCATATACTGTAGAATTAATGGATATTATTTCACAAAATTTAGAAAACATTAATGCTGCATTAGATACAGATTATTGGAATGGTGGACAAATGTTTTTAGGTGGGATAGATGGAGATTTTAAAGCTGCAATCTTTTCAGGAAATTCAAATGAATGTGAAATAGAAACAGCAGAAATAGAAGCATTTCCAGGAGCTCGTACTAACATTCAAGGAATAAGACCAATAGTAGATGCAGAAGCAACAGTTACTGTAAAAACTAGAGAAAGATTAGCAGACACAGAAACAGAGTCTAGTTCATCTTCTATGGTAGATAGTGGGATTAATCCTGTTAGACAATCAGGTAGATACATTAGAGCTAATGTTAAAATACCTGCTGGAACAAGTTTTGATCATGCACAAGGTATAGACATTGTAGCATCTAAAGCAGGATATAGATAATGACAGATTCAATAGATATAGATAACGTAAGATATTCAATGGAAACACAAGAGTTTTTCCAAAGACAAATAGAAGAAGCAATTAACACTTTAGTTAATAAAAATAATACAGAAAGCGATAAAGCATTCGTTTGGTTTATGGAGTAAAATTATGGCAGGAACATTTTTAGGAAAATACGATACAACAGCAGCAAACAATTCAGCTACAGGAACAGGAACAGTTTCAGTAGCAGAAGGAATGTTACCATCTAATATTAATAACGCTTTTAGAAGTGTTATGGCAGATATTAGACAACATTATAATGCAGCTGAATGGATTGAATATGGTGATGGTGCAGGTACTTATACAGCTACTTACGCATCAGCTACATCGTTTACTATTGATGGAACAGATGTAACATCTATTTATCATGCTGGACGTAGAGTTAAAGTTGTAGCATCAACGCCAGGCACAATATATGGTACTGTATCTAGTACGTCTTTTTCAACTAACACAATAGTTAATGTAACTTGGGATTCAGGCTCATTATCTAATGAAGCTATAACAAGTGTTCATATTGGTGTATTATCTAAAACAAATAACTCAATACCTACAGGAATTTCTGCAACTAAAATTGCAAATGGAACAATTTCAGATACAGAATTTCAATACTTAAATGGAGTATCAAGTGCTATTCAAACTCAATTAGATGCTAAACAAGCAACTATAACTGGATCAGCTTCTACTATTGATACTGAAAGTTTAACTGCAAACAGAGCTGTTATTTCTAATGGCTCACAAAAAATTGCAGTATCAGATGTAACCGATACTGAATTAGGATATTTAGATGGAGTTACAAGTGCAGTGCAAACACAAATAGATTCAAAACAAGCAACTATTACTGGTGGTGCTACTACAATTACATCATCTAATTTAACAGCATCAAGAGCATTACAATCTAATGGTTCAGGTAAAATAGAAGTTAGTGATGTAACAACAACTGAACTTGGTTATTTAGATGGCGTTACATCTGCAATCCAAACTCAGTTAGACGCAAAACAAACTAGTGATGCACAATTAACTGATATTGCTGGATTAACACCAACTGATAGTAATTTTATTGTTGGTGATGGATCAAATTTTGTAACAGAAACTGGTGCTACTGCTAGAACTTCTTTAGGATTAGGTTCAATTGCAACACAAGCTGCAAACAATGTTTCAATATCTGGTGGAGCTGTAACAGGACTTGGATCTCCATCTGCTAGTTCAGATGCAGCAACTAAAAATTATGTAGATCAAGCTATTGCTGGACTAAGAACTAGAATTATAGCTGAAGTAGCAACTACAGCTAATGTAGATTTAGCAGCAGATTTACAAAATGGTGATACTATTGATGGAGTAACTCTTGTTACTGGAGATAGAGTATTAGTTAAAGATCAATCTACAGGATCACAAAATGGATTATATACAGTAGTATCTAGTGGTACTGCAAGTAGAGATACTGAATTTGATACTATTGCAGAACTATCAGGTCAAATGGTTGTAGTTAATCAAGGTACAGCAAATGATAATAAAATCTTTTTATGTACTACAAATAACACTGCTACATTAGATTCTGATACAATTACATTTACAGTTATTACACCTGCTAATGTTGGAACAGTAACTTCAGTAGGAGTAGCAGATAGTGGATCATCAGAATTTACAGTAGCAAACTCACCAATTACTTCATC